CTTCAGAACTAATAGTTAAACACTATGGAGAAGAAGATGTAAATGCTATTGCTGGTGCTGTTAATAAAGAACTCATGGAAAAGTATGATTACATAACTTCAATAGAAGAAGATGAACAAATTATTGACATGATTAATGAATATACAGCAAATCAAAGATAATGAGTATCTTAGATATAACCATATTACTAATAGTAGGTATTACTATGGTATACATACAAGCGAGGAAATAATGAGTAAAATAGGTAACTGGGTATTAGAAATGACCGAAGCTGCAGCTGAACTTACTAGAGAAAAATTTATCAAAAAGTATGGAGAAGCTAATGCAGATGTATGGGATAATAATAAAAAAGAAGAATTAGAACATGAACTAATACCAAGCATACATGACGTTCAACATGAACTAAATAAAAAGGAGAACAAATGAGTGAACATGAACAAACAATGAAAATACTAAATGATAAAATGGTTGATATACAAAATAGTTTTATCAAAAAACTATCAGATCAAGTTATTAAAAACATGAGTAATATTAACAAATTAAATGATCGTATTTTAAAACTTGAAAGTGAAAATCAAGAATTAAAAAGTGAAATACAAAAAGAATTTGGAGGAACAACAAATGATTAAACCAAATCAAATAACTAAATGGAACTATGGAAGATATAGTTCTGATAATTATGGAGCTCATTGTTTAGCTTTTAGAGTTCCTAACAATACATATTATTTTTCTTATGATACATTAATTGCTTTTTATCATGAAGGTGAATTAATTATGAGAGAAAATATTTGGGGATCAACAACAGGTAAACATATGAATTGGCTTTCTCGTAATAAAGATAACAGAGTTAATTCTGAAATTTTTACACAAAAATTAAATGAATCATTAGGAGAAACAAATGAATAGTGATGATGTTCAATATACTAGAAAAATAGCAGACTTAAATGATCAATTACGCAAAGATATGTTTACAGGCAATATGTTAAAAAAACATAATTTAAGAAATAAAGTTGTATTAACACCTGGCGTAGATAGTTTAAATCTTAAAGATAAAGAAAAAGTATTTGCTTCTGTTAAATACTATGGAAACTTTACTAAAGATAATAACCCATGGGGTGAAAAAGACTTTGGTGCATTTAACTTTAAGAAAGAAAGATATAACTGGAAAATAGATTATTATGACAATACTATGAGTTTTCATAGTCCTGATAAAACTGATCCAGATAAAACAGTTAGAGTACTCACTATAATGAAAGCTAGTGAATACTAAGAACATTCTACAGAACTCAAGTGAGCTAGCTACTCACAGGTAGTATACTGCCTACAAAGAAAGTATATAGTAGAATTAGGGGAATATATAATAAGCGTTAGAGCTTAACGTATTCCCCAGCGCTTTTCTTGACAAACCGAACTATATTCAGATATTAAAAGATATGTCTAATAAAGAACTAGGTATATTCTTTGACACAGTTATACCACAATTTGTAGAACGCAGAAAAACCCTAGGTTTATCACAATCAAGGCTTGATGAAATGATTGGTTGTGCTAGAGGTTTAGTATCAAAATGGGAAGTAGGTATAAGAAAACCTAGTGGATTTCTATTCTGTTGTTGGGCCAATGCGTTAGAATGTCATATAAAAATCAAACCAAAAAAAACCGAATTAAAGTCGGAACACACTTCGACACATTAACGCCACATAACAAGATTATATATAAAGAAAAAAATCAACCTGATGGCTGTAGCTGCAAGGGTGATGATTTAGTATATGGCAATGGTACATATTGGTATTGTAGTAAATGTCATTTAAATCAATGGGGGAAACAATGATTAAAATACTAACATTCATAGATGAATTAAAAGAACTAAAACCAGTAATAGTATCTTTAGATGATAGCGTAGAAGATACTGATACTAAAATAAATAAATTAATAAAAAAGTATGAAAGGATAGTTAATGATAATCAACAAGACCAGTCCTAGTTATTACCATAACAATAAACCAGAACTAACCGAATTAATAAGAGCTTGGGGTTTAGATTTTTGTGAAGGAAATGCTGTAAAGTATATTCGCAGACATAGGAAAAAAAATAAAGAACAAGATATACTAAAAGCAATTTGGTATTTAACAAACATACTGGAGAAAGAATATGGCAACAACTCTGCTGAAAGCATTAGGGAAGCAATTACAAAAATTGAACATCAAACTGCCCTCAAAACATCAAGACCATATAGATAGAAAACGTAGTCTACAAAATTTTGTTTGTGTGTTAGCTATACAATATCTTGAAAGTGATATGTATAGATACTTCATCAAACATTATATGAGTCAGCGTGTGGCTGATAATCGTAAAGTAAAACCAATCGAAAATTATATATGGAGGAGGTACAATCATGGGAGATCGACTAGGGATATGGAACGAGATCAACGAAATGTACACAGACGACAACAAATTAGAGAAAGGAGCTCTGACTAGATGGGAAAAGGAAATGGTAAACTTAAACAACCAGACAGACCAACAGGCATTGGAGGTACTGATGCAATTCGTATTACAGAAGGCACATGGAAAGATCTTTGGCTTGAGAAAATTGGCAAAGTCGAAAGAAAAGACCTTTCAGGTGTACTGCCAGTTCAACTCGGAATATTTACCGAAGAATTTAATAGACGATGGTATCAGGAAGTTACTAAAGAAAGGGTTGTTAATATAGGTGATATATTTACACACCCACAATATGATTACATCTATGGTAGTTTAGATGGAGTAGCAAAAGGCAAAGTGTTTGAAGCTAAACACGTTAATGCATTTGTTAAAGATCAAAACATTATAGATAAATATTATCCTCAAGTGCAACATTACATGATGGTAACAGGTTTTAGTAAAGCTGTGTTATCTGTGTTAAGAGGTAACTTAGGTTATAATATATTTACTATTGAAAGGGATAAGCCTTTTCAAAGAAAACTAGAAATCGCCTGTCACTTATTTTGGTTTCATGTAATGAATAATATAGAGCCACCAGAATATATTGACTTTGATCTTATGGAGAAAATAAACAATGAAGATGACATCGAAAGACATTTTGGAACAGAAATATCCTCTGACGGCTGGTTACAAGGAAAACTCAACTAGCAAAGAGGCAGCAAGAAAGATTGATTCACGATCTACTAATTTGCGAACAGAATGTTTAAAGATAATAAAACGACAAGGTAATTATGGTGCTACACCAGAAGAAGCAGCAGAAATATTATCAGAAAGTATATTATCTATTAGACCAAGATTTACCGAACTTAAATTATTGAAATATATAATTGATTCTGGTGACAGAAGAATAAATAGTTTTGGTAGTACAACAAAAGTATGGAGGTACAATGACGACAGATAAAAGAAATGTATGGGATAGTTTAAAAGAAACTGATCCTAGATTTACTAAACGCATCAATAAAGGTTTTGGTGACATAACTACTATTGATCCACAATGGCAGATTATGAAAATAACAGAGGAGTTTGGTCCAGTAGGTACTGGTTGGACATACCGAGTTGATTATACATATCATGGTATGGACAGTAATCAAACTGCTGTTGTAGCTGCTGAAGTATCAGTAGCAACTAATAAAAACAAAGAAGGCTTTTGGGATTTCTATGGGCCGGTTTGTTCACCTTTAAAAATGTATAGAAAAACTGGTGCATTAGATGACGAAGCACCAAAGAAAGCTATGACAGATGCATTAACAAAAGCGTTCAGTCACTTAGGACTTTGTTCTGATATATTTATGGGCAAATTTGATGATTCAAAATATGTTCAAAAGTTAGAAGAAAAATATTCTGGCAAATCAGATCCAAGCAAAGTTACTAAAACTACATAGTCGCCTAATAACTGGGGATAGCGTGCAGGTCAGTTATTGGGCTTGTCTCTTGCCTGTACGCAACTAAAAGGAGTAACTATGACAAGAATATATATTACAGGAACAATAGAATTAGATGATAATATACACTCTAAAGTAAAATTTAGTTGTGATACTGAAGAAGGATAT